GCCCGAGGCCGTTCGGCCCCTTGTGTTGAATCCAAAGGGTTTTTCCGGTGTCCCACCGTGGGACATGATATCAAAAGCAAAGGGAATGGTGGGTGATAAGAGATTCGAACTCCTGACATCTTCGATTTGTATCTTCGGAGTCAGGATGTAGTAGTATCGCACATCCATACCCAACAAGATCAGTCACTTACGTCAGTCAAGTTTCGTAGGTCCATACATCTAATCAAGATGTAGTAGCCACATTCCTGACACACGGCTTCCTTTGGATCAATCCAAGGGAAAAACCATGAGCGATTTTTGGTGGGCCGATCTGGGTGACGAAACCCTGACGGAAACGGCGTGGGAACGCCAAATGAACATCGCCGGAATAGAGGCTTTCGAGCAAGCCCGATACACCGCTTCCGGCCAGACCAAGAAGGCCAGCGAATCACGCACTGGTCAGAAGGTGCTGCGTAAGTTCCTCGAAAGAGCGGCTGACGCTATCCTTGAAATGCAGAAGAACCTTCTCGGTATCCATCGGATCGACCGGACCCTGAGGGCAACGGTCCTTCTGGTCCCTGAGGAAGTGGCTTCGATGCTGGTCCTGAGGGCACTCATTGACCGGACCTATGGGATCGCTGATCAGGACAAGGGGTATAACTACCAAATCCTGAGCAAAGAGATTGCCAAGTCGGTCGAGACTGAACTGAACTTCCGGCACTGGCTGAACGAGAGCCAGAAGCAGTCTGCCAAGTATGCCAAGGAGAAGGGCCTGAGCAAGGTTCCCAAGTCTCTGGCTGAACGGCTGATCGAAGAACAGGGCGTGAGCCGTGCTTCCTTCTTCCGCTGGAAACAGACCTTCGATGAACTCAACACATACGAGTGGAGCACCCTTGAGCAGCACTACTGCGGGGAGGCTCTGCTTCTGACTGTGATCGAAGCCCTCCCTGAGGCTTTCGAAATCAGCATCGTCACGGAGCGTGGCAAGACCACCAAGCACGTCAGGATGAAGCCTGAGTTCCGCAAATACTTCGATGACATGGAGGCCAAGATCGCCCGACTTCAGGTCGTCAGGAAACCCATGATCGCCCGACCACGGCGATGGACCAAAGGAGAAACCGAATGACCGGACCATACGATGTCTGCGGGACATCAAAAGAGGATGAGCCGTATGTCTATGGGGTCAGTGGCCCCGGCAACGGGCTGGGGTTCCATAGCTGGTATCTCTACCCCGAAAACACATTCGAAACCTACGCGGAAGCCGAGAAAGCCGCCCGCTTGATGAACCTTGCCTTCAACGAAGGCCAGAAAACCAGATCACGAGAAATACGGGAGTTACTGCAATGACCCTTCTTATCGCAATCATGATCGCCTGTGCGGTCTATCTCTGAGGGTATCACCGATGACCGGATACCCACGTCCAAGACGCAGCTACTACCTTGACGACATGGACCTGAAGCCGGGGGACAAGGTTCAGTGCAAGTGTTCAATGGGCCAGCCTGAGTGGACACCGGGAGCGGTCTACACCGTCCTGCCCGATGGCTACCTGACAGACAACACTGGGTCGAAGGTCATCCCTTCAGCCCGTTTCACATACCTCTAAGGAGCAACCCATGATCCGTGGATCAATCAAGAATATGACCGAGGCCGACTGGCGGGATCATTACCGTCACCCCGACAATTTCTTCACGCTGTTCAAGGACTACCGCCAGTTGCGGGATGCCGACCAGCGCCGCGAACTATCGTCGGCTGAAGAGGCCCAGAAGCGAGTGATCGAAGAGATGATCGACTCCAAGCTGGCTTAGACCAGTCCAAAGCAGAAACGACCCATGAGCAGAACAAGGGAATCGAAATGACTGTCCATTACGAAGGCGGATACTTCCTCTTCAATGACCCCATTGTCAGGGGCTTTGGCGGCAACGCACACACGGCCAACGACCTGTCGAACCTGAGCGGTTACACGGTCGAGGCTGTGAACTACATCCAAGACACACCTTGGCAGGTCAACCCCTACATGATGGAGACGATTGATACGTTCTTCGAAGCTGGGGAAGACCTGACCGTCGAAGGTAAGGCTGGCACTGAAGTCATCCTCAGGATCGCCATGCCTCTCAACCCCCGGCTGGACCCCAACGAACCCACCAACAACCTCATCTCGAAAGATGACTGGGCGATGATGGACAAGGAGTCCCGCCAAGCGGTCAAGCAGAAGCGGGCCAAGGTGCTCACTCGGTTCGAGGAAGAACTGGGGGTCTATCGGGCCACTCGTCGCATCTTCGAGACTGCCAAGGAGATGTCTCAGTTCGACCAGTTCTTCTTTCCCCACAACCTCGACTTCAGGACTCGCATCTACCCGATCCCGACAGACCTGACTCCCCAGTCCTCGGACTTCTCCAAGGGGATGCTGAGGTTCGCCCGCCCTACCCGTCTGGGCAAGGAAGGGTATTTCTGGCTTGGGGTCATGGTTGCGTCTCACTGGGGCGAGGACAAGCTGTCACCCAAGGACCGCTTCATGTTTGCTCAGGAGCCTGAGTTCAACATCAAGATGTGTTCGTGGGTCGATGATCCCTTCGAGAACCGGGAGTGGCTTCAGGCTGATAAGCCGTTCCAGTTCCTTGCAGCCGCTCATGAGTGGGTCTGGGCCAACCGCCTTGAGAACCCCTATGAGTTCATGAGCCGCCAGCCGGGGAACCTCGACGGATCGTGCAACGGTGCCCAACACCTGAGCATCATGGCACGGGACTTGGTGGGGGCTACTGCTACCAACTGTCGGGCTGACTGGGCGACTGGGGGAGAACGCTTCGACCTCTACATGGAAGTGGCTGATCGGGTCTGGCAACAGGTCCAGAGGGATGCAGCCAAGGGTGATCCTGTGGCGCTTGAGTGGGTTCCTAAGATGCAGGAAGCCTCTGATCGCCGGAAGGTCGTCAAGCGGTCAGTCATGACGGTTCCCTACGGTGTGACCGATCATGGCGTGGCTGACTTCATGATCAAGGACAAGCACGTTGCTGAGGACTCCCAGAACCAGTGGGACTCTGCCAAATACATGCGTGACCTGATCATGTCGTCCATTGACGAAACCCTGAGCAATGGCCGGAAGCTGCAACTCTGGTTCATGGAGTGTGCTCGTCGGTGTGCTGAGGAAGGGCTTCCGTTGATCTGGGACACCCCTGCCGGATCGAAGGTCACACAAGCGTATCGGAACCTGATCCAGAAGCGGGTCCGGTCCTTTGACACTCGGTTCTACATCTATGAGGAACCGAAGCCGGGAGAGGATGAGGACGACTTCTACCTGCGTGTGGGTATGAATGAACGTAAGATGGCTACAGCGGCCCCGCCCAATGTGGTCCACTCCTGCGATGCCTCTCACCTTCAGATCACGGTCTGCCGGATGGCTGATGCCGGGATCAAGGACTTCTCAATGATCCATGACAGTTTCGGCTGTCCTCTGGCTCATGTGGGTCTGATGCGGAACATCCTGAGACAATCCATCGTGGATATGTATTCGGGGGACTACCTTCAGAAGTTCAAGAAGTCGGTCGAGGACTACACCGGACTGAAGATGCCTGAACCGCCCTCTCTGGGGGAGTTCGACATCAGCGAGATTCTGGATTCCGAGTTCTTCTTCGCCTGAGTCTCAATAACGGTCCTCACTAGGACATAGAAACCCGATCCCTTCAGTGGGGTCGGGCCTCCCCTTCCCCTTCAGACGATGCACTGGGCTGTTCCCTTGGTTCTCCCTCCTTTCTGCTCATGCAGTCTGGTGCATCTTCTGAGCGGGAACGCTCTAACAACGGTCGCCCTCGTGGCGGCTTTTTTATCTTGGACTGATCCAAAGGAGAGAGAAATGGAAGCCAAGGAACTGAAACTCGGTGGTCGCTATGTTCGCCGCGATGGAACTGTCACGCCGCCGCTGGAAACCAGCCTTCATTGGCGTGGTGGACTGACCGATCCCGAAACAGGTGCGGACTACGATCCGAAGTCCGATGAGGGCCACTTCTACTACGAAGGCGACACTCACGAACTCGACCTCGTGGCGGTCTACGTCGAACACGCATCGGAGGCAGCATGAACATCATCCAGCGCATCCGCAATCTGATCTGGCCCAAGAAGAACCTTGGGTCGATCCTTGGTGGCTTCCAGAAGACCATCAATGCCCTCGAAACGCTGAAGGTCGAGAACGATGCACAGACATCGGCCAACGTCGATCAGATCAACCGTCTTGAGGACGACAACCTGAGGCTCATCAAGGAATACCATCAGGCCGATAAGGTCCTGAACAACCTTCGTGGCCTCATCAACAACTAAGGAGAAACGAACAGTATGGCTAAAGGCCCACAGTTCAAAGACTGGGTAACTCCGGTCGGTATGTTCAAGATGACCTTCTTGGACAAGCCCAGTCCGCCCTTCGAGGGCAAGGGTGATCCCATGTATAAAACCCGCATCCTGCTGGACGACACGGCAGAGAACCGGGAGTTCGTGGCGAAGGTGATCGCCAAGGCTGAGGAAGAGGCGAAGACCCACAAGGTCAAGCTGAAGAAGCAGTATCACAACCCCTTCATCATGCCGGAAGACATGGACGACGACGACTTCGTTCCCGAGGAAGGCAAGACCAACCCGAAGTATGACGAAGACCACCGCGACAAGATCATCTTCGACATCAAGTCGAAATACAAGCCGGGGCTGATCGACGCCGCCCGTGAGTCCCTGCCGGAAGACGTGAAAATCTACGGTGGTGACAAGGGCCGTGTGAAGTTCGTGGCTTCGCCCTTCGTCTCTGGTGCCAACACAGGTATCACCCTGCGTCTGGTCACTGTCCAGTTGGTCGAGAAGAACGCCAACTACGGCGGCAACCGTGGTCCGAACACCGATGGCTTCGATGACATCGACGGTTATGTGGCCCCCGCTGGCTCCGGCGAGGATGACGAGGAAGAAGACTTCTGATGGAGACACGGTTCACCATTGAGGCTGAACCTGTCCCTGCTTCCCGGCCAAGGGTGACTACGAGAGGGGTTCCCTATTACCCCAAGAAGCACACGGCCTACAGCGAGTATCTGAAGCAATCTCTGAAGGAGGTCGGGGTCAATCATGATCCCGGCCCCGTCGAGGTCCGCTTGCTGTTTGTCATGCCTCCCTACAAGACCTCGGACCACCCTGTCCACCGTGCTGACGTGGACAACCTTGCGAAGCTGCCTCTGGACAGCATGACGAAGATCATGGGTGACGATGAACACCCCGTGTTCTGGCCCGACGATTGTTTCGTCTCTTCGTTGATGACGTTCAAGCGGTTCGCAAGGGAGGGAGAGCAGCCACATACCAAGGTTCGCATCAAGAGTATCAAAGGTTCAATCGAAGACCACGTTGACGAGGCATTTGAGAATGGCTGAGAAGAAACCTCACCCCCTTCATCGTGCTTGGGCCGCTGGATTCTTTGAGTCCCGAAACCAATGGCCCAGAACAGGCTACACCCTTCGTATCGAGTCTATGATCGAAGACCTGATGATCCGCTTCCACGACATCGTGGGGGTCGGCAAGATCGACATCAGCTACTCGAAGGTGAAGGCCACCTACATCTATCGAACCACCAACATGGATGACACCAGAGAACTTCTGTTGTGCCTCTCACCGTTCTTCACGGGGAGCCGACTGAAGATGGCGACTGACATGATCGGGCGGATCGAAAGGAATCCCATATGGATCAAAAATCACCCGGAGAAAGCAGCAAATGCTGTGCTCCAACGGCCTTCGGGAAAAACGGACGAGGACAGCGAAAAGGTGGATACCACCAAGTAAGGATCAATGGTCAAGTCCAATACCTTCACAGACTTGTCTACGAAGAACACCACGGACCAATACCAGACGGATGGCAGGTCCATCATAGGTGTGAGAACACTCTCTGCATCAACATAGACCACCTTGAGTGTATCAGCTTTGCAGAACACCGAAGACGACATGCTGGAACACAGCATGACTTCGAAGCTGCGCGGAAGGTCTGGCTTGAGACAGGTGTGGGTAGTCGTAGGCTTCAAAGGCTATTCCCCTACAACCGATCAACCTTAGACACATGGATACGAGAATGGAAACAGACACCCATTTCGTAAGGAATGTCCCCTGTCATCACTGTGGAAGCAGAGACAACGGAGCACTCTATTCATCGGGTTGGGTTCATTGCTTTGGCTGTGGAGAGAACTGGCGGGACGACGGAAACTATCAAGAGTCCATTGGACCAATCCAAAGGAGTTCAAAAATGGACCTTCAGTTCATTCAAGGTGAACCTCTGGCCTTGCCCAAACGGGGTATCTCAGAGGATGTGTGTAAGCGGTTCAACTATCTGACTGGCAAGGTCCCCGACAACTATCCCGCCAAGGAGGGTTCGGCCCTTGCTGCCATGCGTGGCAAGACCGTCCAGATCGAGAACTACTATGAGGATCGCAAGCTGATCGCTCAGAAGTTGCGGGACAAGGACAAGAACTTCGCTTGGATCGGGAAGGCTGGACAAGCCCTCTTTGGCCGACACTGTGTCAAGCCGGGAGGCAAGGTTCTGGTCGTCACCGAGGGGGCAATCGACACCCTGTCCTATGCCGAGATGCGGAAGGGCTGGCCCGCCGTGTCCATCCCGAATGGTGCTCAGTCTGCACCGAAGGCTCTGAAGGAGAACCTAGAGTTCCTTGAGTCCTTCGAGAAGGTCGTCCTGTGCTTTGACAACGACGAGGAAGGCCAGAAGGCCGCTGAAGCCTGTAAGGGTATCCTCAGCCCCAAGAAGATGTTCATCGCCAGTCTGCCGACCGAGTTCAAGGACCTGAACGAGGCCCTGCAAGAGGGCGCTGTCAAGGCCGCTCTGCAAGCTGTCATGAACGCTGAGGAAGTCCGACCGGACAACCTTGTGTCGGTCGAGGACGTGCTGGAAGAGGCCCTGAAGCCCATTGAGATGGGTCTGCCGTGGTTCTTGGAGGAACTCACCGCCCTGACCTATGGACGCCGCTATGGTGAGGTCTATGCGCTGGGTGCTGGCACAGGCGTTGGCAAGACTGACGTGCTGACCGAGCAGATCGCCTATGACATCATGACCCTGAACCTGAAGGTAGGAACCCTGTTCCTCGAACAGAAGCCCGCTGAGACGGTCAAGAGGGTCGCTGGCAAGGTGGCCTCTCGACGGTTCCATGTGCCTGACTCAGGCTGGACCGAAGAGGAACTCAGGACCGCCGTGCATCGCCTCAAAGGCAAGCTGATGCTCTATGACTCCTTCGGGGAGACAGACTGGGATCAGGTCAAGACTCGCATCCGGCACATGGCCGTGGCCGAGGGTATCCGTATCTTCTACGTCGATCACCTGACCGCTATGGCCGATACCTCAGATGAGCGGGGCAGTCTCGAACAGATCATGAAAGAGATGGCTGGTCTAGCCAACGAACTTCAGATCATCATCACCTTTGTCTCTCACTTGGCGACACCTGATGGCACCCCTCACGAGGAAGGTGGTCGGGTCGCTATCCGTCACTTCAAGGGGTCACGGTCCATCGGCTTCTGGTCCTTCTTCATGTTTGGACTTGAGCGGGACCAACAGGCCGACGACGAGGACGAGAGACACAGGACCACCTTCAGGGTGCTCAAGGACCGCTACACGGGTCAGGCAACAGGACACACCTTCAACCTCGGTTATGACGCTGAGACAGGGAGGATCATCCCTCCTGATGCTCTTGGGTTCGCCACTGACAAACCATCAACCGATATAGGAGAAGGGTTCTAATGGACCAATCCAAAGGACACCTAGGCGATGATCAACTGATCCGCCTGACCGCATTGCAACTGGCAATCGGTGCTCACGCAAAGGAGAACGGCTGGCCGGATGACATCATCGTTCAGGCCCGTCAGTTCTACCTGTTCTTGGCTCAGAAAGACCCCTGTGTCGATCTGGGTCAGGACAAGCACGACAACGTGGTTTCCATGTTGGAGGACTACGGATTTGAGTGAAAGAATCTTCTTCGCTGACTGTGAGGGAGATAACTTTCTGGAAGACATCTCGACGATGTGGACTATCCAGATCGCTCAAGAGGTCGATGCCCCGGTCGAGGTCTTTGCGGACCAACCGGGATACAAGCCCCTGAAGCAAGGCATGGAACTGTTGATGGAGTGCGATAAGGTCGTATTCCACAACGGCTTCGGCTTTGACTTCTGGGCGCTGAACAAGGTCGTCGGGGAGCGGTATAACCTGTTCCTCGACCGCCACCAGATCATCGACTCCCTCATCATCAGCCGACTGATCGACAGCACGTCCAAGCGCCACTCCCTCGCTGAACTGGGTGAGAACCTAGGGTTCCGCAAGGGCGACCACCATGACTTCTCTCAGTTCTCTGAAGAGATGGTCAAGTATGGCAAGCAGGATGTGCGTATCCTTCAAGAGGCGTGGAAGCTGCCTTCGCAGAGACGCAAGGTTTCAAAGGTCCCGTCCTTTGGCAAGTTCTACGACACCTTCAAGCCCGCCTGTGAGACTGAGTTTCAGACCGCCTATGTGATCGAAAAGCAGTCCCAGCATGGCTTCAGGTTCGACTACGAGTCGGCCCAGATGCTTGAGGCGGAACTGAGGCACGAACAGAAGCAACTCGAAAGGGACCTTCAGAAGATTTTCCCCCCGATCACGCATGAGCGTTACTCGGAGAAGACAGGGAAGCGCCTGAAGGACAAGATCGAAGTCTTCAACCCCGGTTCCCGTGACCAGATCGCTGACCGCTTGATCACCAAATACAAGTGGAAGCCGATTGACCTGACACCCACCAAGAAGCCCAAGATTGACGAGACGATCCTTGACGCCCTGCCCTACCCTGAGGCCAAGGAGATTGCTCGGTATATGACCTTGGGCAAGAAGCTGGGTCAGGTGGCCGATGGCGACAACGCTTGGCTCAAGATGGCGAAGCCCAAACCTGATGGGTCCTTCTACATCCACGGTCGCATCAACACCCTTGGTGCTCGGACACACCGGATGTCTCACTTTGCGCCAAACTTGGCACAGGTGGACTCCGACCCTCGCATGAGGTCCCTGTTCCTAGCTGACCCTGACCACTTCCTGATCGGTGTGGACGCTGAGGGTCTGGAACTGAGGGAACTCGCCCACTTCCTCTACCCCTATGACCAAGGCCGCTACGTCGAGATTGTTCACAGCGGCGACAAGTCCAAAGGGACTGACATCCACACGATGAACATGAAGGCGGCTGAGTTGTTCCTCAGGGACAGCGCCAAGACCATGATCTATGCCCACAACTATGGGTGCTTCGACAAGAAGCTGGGTCAGATCGTCATGGACGATGCCAAGGCCGCTGGACAGCCCACTCCTGAGGGGTCCCTGAGCGCCATTGGTGCCCGCCTCCGGTCCAAGATCGAGGTTGGCATTGTCGGTCTGGGGGAACTGATTGCCAAGTGCAAGCGCACCCACGGCAAGATGAAGGCCCTCCCCGGCCACGATGGACGCTGGATACCTTCAGCCTCCGATCACTCTGCCCTGAACACCCTGCTTCAAGGCAACGGTTCAATCGTCATGAAGAAGGCTCTGGTCATCTTCGAAGACGAACTTGAGAAGCTGCAACTGTTGGACAAGGTGCTCTACTGCGCCAACGTCCACGACGAGTTTCAGCTATCGGTTCACCCTGACCTCGTGACCTACCACGGTGACGACGACAAGGGCCGACCGATCTACACAAGCCCAATCGCTGAGTTGGGCCGTGAGAGCATCACCAAAGCTGGTGAGGCGCTGGGGGTTCGTTGCCCTCTGGTCGGTTCTGCCGACATCGGACGTAGCTGGGCCGATACACACTAACCAGTCTCAATAACGGTCCTCACTAGGACATAGAAACCCGGTCTGTATTGGACCAATCCAAAGGAGAGAAGAAATGAATGTTGGTGATCGCGTCAAGCCTGTCGCTACTTTTGAGTTCGGTCTGTATGCGGGTCCTGATGACCTGAACGACCGTGGGACCATCGTTGAGGTCCACCCGCCGTTTGGCGAAACCTACGGCCCCATTGCGATTGTCCAGTGGGACGAGGGCCGGAAGTCGGACCATGCGACCTTCGCTGATCGTGGTGCTGGCCTCACCGCATACCGTGAGTTCGGCGTTGTGCTGGTCGAAGAGGAAGCTGAAGAGGCAACCGAGGAAGAGGCAACTGATGTGGCTGAGGAAGCCACCCCCGCCAATACCCATGAGTTCCCCATCGGGACTCGTGTGAAGCCTGTCGAGACATTCGACTTCGACAACTTCGTCGGTCCTGCGGATGTCAACGATGAGGGGACGGTCGTGGGTTACGACCTCGACGGTGATCCTGTCGTGGAGTGGGATCGTGGCCGCCGTGCCAACCACCTGACCAACGACAACCACCCTGACTACGACTTCGCTGAGTTCGGGGTCGTCAAGGTATGACCAAGATCACAGCCTTCATTGACGCAGATATTCTGCTTCATCGGGCTGTGTCATTCGTGGACCGTGAGTTCGACGGGGAGAAGATGAACGACTGGAAGCGGTCGGTCTGGTTCTTCGACTCCCTGTTCGACAAGTGGATGAAGGAAATTGGAAAGGTGGACGACTGGTATCTGGTCGTCTCACCACCCAAGAACTTCCGCCACGACCTCTACGCTGACTACAAAGGCAACCGGAAGGACATTGAGCCTCACCCGACCTTTGTGATGCTGAAAGAGGAAATCAAGGACAGACAGGGGACGATCTGGGAGGATAACCTAGAGGCAGATGACCTGATCGGTATCCGATGCTCCGAGGACCCCAAGGGGACTCTGGCTGTATCTGCCGACAAGGACTTTGCAACTGTCCCCTGTCGTCTCCTGATCCCAACCTCACATGGGGCCAAAGCGCCCACCAAGAAGACCTTCTCTGAAGCTGAAGCGAACCGGAACTGGCTGATCCAGACCATGACCGGGGACACCATCGACAATTACAAAGGCATACCGGGGATTGGACCCAAGAAGGCCGAGGCAATCATCCCTCGCCCAGCGCCTTTGAAGCAGATGTGGGGAAGCGTCAGACAAGCCTTCTTGGACAAAGGAATGACTGAGGCTGATGCCATTCAGATGGCTCGTCTCGCCCGAATCCTCCGTCATGGAGACTACGATTTTGAGAAGAAGGAAGTGAACCTATGGCACCCAAGTTCCCTGTAGGGAGTCGAGTGATCTGCGTTGACAACACGGGAATCTACAAGTCCCGCTACACCAAGGGCAAGGTCTACGTTGTCCAAGAACACAAGCCTGAGCATCAGAACCCTGACTGGGAAGATGGCGTCACCATCAAAGGTGATGATGGCATGGTCTATTGGACCTATGACTGGCGTTGGAAGCTGGCCGACGAATGGAACGCATCTGAGGCTGACTTTGCCGACCAAGACATCCTGGCCTCAGGCAACCCCAAGGACCTGATCGGCGTCAAGAAGCCCAGCTTCGAGTTCATCCCGATGGCTACGGTCATGCAAACCAACGAAGCCTTCCGTGATGGAGCGGCCAAGTATGGTGCGTTCAACTGGCGTCAGTCCAAGGTTCGGGCTGATGTCTACTACAACGCCGCCCTGCGTCACATCACCCAGTGGTATCTTGGGAACGACAAAGCGTCCGACTCCAAGATCGACCACCGTGCTCATGCAATCGCCTGTCTGATGATCCTGATGGATGCTGAGGAACAGGGATCGCTGATCGACAATCGCCCGAAGGTGGGCGTCCCGCTGGATGAGTTCATCCAAGCGAACACGAAGGACTGACCGATGACCGAACTCAAGCTGAAGGATGTTGATCATCCCTCGAAAGACTTCATGACGGTGGGCCTGAACCCCGATGGGTCCATTCATTTCATGGTGATCGACACTGTGAACAGAGGTATGCCCCGCTTCACCAGCATCAGCAAGACCGATGCCGTGGTTCTGGCCCACAAGCTGATGGAGTGGGCCAAAGCCTGACCTTTAGACCAATCCAAAGGAGCACTTATGGCTGACTTGAAACTCGACCTGAACTGGGACTTGGAGGACGGTAAGATCGTCTTCTATGTCTCTTCAGGTGATGCCGAACTGGCACAACTGGTCCTCGACCAAGAGACGATTTTGGAGTCATTCCAAGCCGACATGGACGACTTGGAGTTCGCTGACAGCCAAGTGTCTCCTGAGGACTGGACTGACTTCGCTGAAAGCCTTCAGGACATCTCTGAGGCAATCTTTGACACCCTCGCAACACGGAACATTCGCTATGCAGGTTGAACTTCTGTCCCACTGGGGCGATGACCTTACGGTCGTGAATAACGCAAGGGTTTCCTTCGACAAGGAGTCCCTCGAACTCTCCCAGCAGGACATCCGCCTGATCGGTTATCTGGCCCGTGGATGCACCTTGGGTGATTACGAAACCATGCTGGCCGAACTGGCGGTAACTGGTGAGGTCGAAGAAATCTCTCATATCGTGGATCACTGGCGGAAGACCCCGACACACTGGGCACCCTTCGCCAATGGTGTTGGCGCTCGGTTCCGAGTCAAACTTCCAATCCCGATGATGCGTCAACTCTTCAAACACAAGGTTGGCTCGGTCGAGTCCGAGGTCAGCCGCCGCTACGTTGACTATCAGCCTGAGGTCTTCAAGCCTTTCTGGCGCAAGGCCGCTGACAACGTGAAGCAGGGTTCCGGTGGTCGGTTCTATGGAAAGAACCAAGAGGCCATTACGGAAGCCTACGAAGTGTCGATCCAACTGGCCCTGAAGACCTATCAGGACATGATCGCCAAAGGCGTCTGCCCCGAACAGGCCCGCTTCGTTCTGCCTCAGGGTGCTTACTCCGAGGCAATCATTTCCCATTCGCTCTACGGATGGGCCAACGTCTTCAACCAGAGGACGGACCCCCATGCCCAGCAAGAGATTGCTGAGGTCGCACGTCAGGTGGGCAATGCCCTAGCACAGGAGTTCCCAGTCTCATGGGACGCACTGACCGCCTGAAGCTGATCAGGACCGAAGCGGAGTGCTCATGTGGCTTCCGTGTCGGTCGGATCGTTCAGGGGACCACACAGGTCCTCTGTCTTGACTGCAAATCACTGATCCAAATCGAGGACAAACGATGATCGAAACCGCAAAGATGCGTCACCTTGCTGCCAAGCTGCGGCAGATGTGGGGCAACAACCCCGACTCCATCCTGATCGAAGAAGCAGCAGCTTTCATCGACGGTCTGGACACCCCGGCTGAGGCTGAAGCCCAGTCTAAAGAAACCCCCAAGACAGCGCCGAAGCGCGCCACGAAGGAGAAGTGAAATGAGCCTTGCAAAGAACATGCCGGGAATTGGCCCGAAGATCGCCGTGATGGTTGAAGAGTTCATGACCGCAATGGGTCAGGATGCGGACATCATGCGTCAGTTGACCCTGATCGAAGAAGAGTCGATGGAAGTGGTCGAGGCAGCGGCACTGATGGACATCAACCCGTCCATCGAAACGGCTGAAGCCTTCCTGAAGGAAGTGGCCGACTACTACTATGTCAACATGGGCCTGATGCTCCTGATCGACATCGTGGGTTCGGCTGAGGCCGAGGCTTGCCTTCGCACCGAGAAGGGCATGAACGCCTTCGCCACCATGCAGTTCGCTGGTCAGTTCGTGGAAGTCGCTGGTCGTCAGTTCTTGAACGACAGCTTGGTGCTCGAAGCCATCACCGAAGTCCACCGCTCGAACATGAGCAAGCTGGGTGATGATGGTCTGCCGATCCGCCGTGAGGACGGGAAGATTCTGAAGGGTCCGAACTATCAGGCCCCCGACCTGAGCAACCTCGCTGGCACCGTTCTGGAAGGCTTCTTGGACTTCCGCCGCCCCAGCCGCGCAGCATAACACCCCGGCCCTCCCTTGGATCAGTCTAAGGGAGGGTCTTTTTTGTCAACCGGAGAGAGACTGGAAAAACAAGGAAAAGAATGAGTTTCAAATCCAACGTCAACCCGATGTTCCGCTCGAAGTTCAGCGAGGACATCTTCAATCACAAATACGCCCATGCCGCAGACTATGCTGGTGCTGAGACATGGGAGAGGCTGGCATGGACCTTGGTGCAAGATGTCTGTGGCGACTACATGGCACCGTCAGAGATGGAAGTCCTCTATGAGGCAATCCGTGACCTGAAGTTCATCCCCGGTGGACGCTACCTGTATTACGCTGGCCGACCGCACAAGTTCTTCAACAACTGCTACCTGCTTCGGGCTGAAGAAGACAGCCGTGAGGACTGGGCCAATGTCTCTTGGAAAGCCGAGAGCGCCCTGATGACTGGTGGCGGTATCGGTGTGGACTACAGTGTCTACCGAGAGGAAGGTGCTGTCATCAAACGGACTGGTGGGTTTGCCTCAGGTCCGATCCCCAAGATGCAGATGATCAACGAGATTGGCCGTAGGGTCATGCAAGGGGGTTCCCGCAGATCGGCTATCTATGCCTCTCTGGACCGGACGCACCCTGATGTCTTCAAGTTCCTCGTCTCGAAGAACTGGGATGAGATGCCTGTGGGTAACACTGGTCAGACCCTATGGGACATCAAGCAGGATGACTTCAACTTCCCTGCCCCGATGGACATGACCAACATCTCGGTCAACTACAAGACGGACTGGCTGAAGGTCAAGGGTGATCCTTGGACGGATGGTGAGTGGTCTGGCGACCATACCGATCCTGTCTTCGTCAAGAACGTGGAACAGGCCCTTCGGACTGCCGAACCGGGGTTCAGCTTCAACTTCTTCGACAAGGAGAATGAGACGCTGAGGAACGCTTGCACTGAGGTCACATCCGAGGACGACTCTGATGTCTGTAACCTTGGGTCCCTGAACATGGGCCGGATCGAAAGCATCTCTGAGTTCCATCGGATCACCGAACTGGCAACCAAGTTCCTGATCTGTGGCACCCTGAAGGCCGAACTGCCTTATGAGAAGGTCTACCAGACTCGTGAGAAGAACCGCCGACTGGGCCTTGGCCTCATGGGCGTTCACGAGTGGCTTCTGAAGCGTGGCTATCGTTATGAGGTCACACCTGAACTGCACAACTGGCTTGGGGTCTACCGTGATGTCTCGAAAAATACTTCTGACAAGTTCGCAGACCAGCTTGGCGTTAGTCGCCCTGTTGCACAGCGGGCAATCGCTCCCACAGGTAGTATTGGTATTCTCGCCGGAACAACCACCGGGATCGAACCCCTGTTTGCCGTTGCCTACAAGCGGCGATACCTGAAGGGATCGAATGACTGGCACTATCAGTATGTGGTCGATGGAACGGCCCAAGAACTGATCGACCAGTATGGACTGAACCCTGACCAGATCGAATCCGCTGGTGATCTTGCGACCGACTATGAGCGCCGGATCAAGTTCCAAGCTGACGTTCAGGACTACGTTGATCAGGCAATCTCGTCCACGATCAACCTCCCCTCGTGGGGGTCTGAACACAACAACCCTGACACGGTGCCTGAGTTCGCTCGGACACTGGCCCGCTACGCACCCCGCTTGCGTGGCTTCACATGCTATCCAGATGGTGCCCGTGGGGGCCAACCCCTCACCCACGTCCCCTACTCGGAAGCTGTGACCTACCTTGGTCAGGAGTTCTCTGAGAGCGTCCAGACACATGACATCTGCGACATCTCTGGCAAGGGCGGGAGTTGTGGCGTCTGACGCTGCCCAGCGCCTCATAGACTCGTTCTCTGAGTATGGTGATGACTTCACCCCCGACCTCGTGGTCGAGACACTCAGGGAACGGGCGAGGCTCAACGACGATGAGTTTCTGGAAATCCTCTGTGACCTGATTGAGGGTCTTTGGGATGAGGTCAAGAGGCAGAGGCACATCGTCAATGTCCTAATGGATCGCAAGAGGAAACCTAAGAGATGACCCAAGCTGAAGATGGATACGAACTGATTGGATGGATCGCCAGAGGGATGGATAGCTACACCAGTGGTAGGTATTCGTCTTCGGCTGATGTCCGAGTTCCTCCCAAGATTTACAGGACCGAGGCTGTAGCCAGCCGATACGGGAAAGCCCGTCCGGTCTATATCAAGGTGGACAAACCTGATGACCAAGAAGCGGCGTAAGGAAACTCCCAGAGATACCATGTGGCGGCTGATCGGGGACAACCCCAACCTGTCTGTCCCTTGGTATCTCATGGCGTCCTACGCCTACTACGAACTGGACGAACCCTTCCTACCTGATGCTGACTTCGATGCCTTGGCTTCGTTCATGCTTGAGGACTGGGAGAACATTCAACACAGGCACAAGCACTTGATCACTGAGGATGACCTCAGGGCTGGAACCCTGCTTCGGCGGGACTTCCCAGAGATAGTCAAGGGTGCTGCCTTAGACATAATCCAAAGGAGCAAAGTATGACACCGTTTGGCAATGACAGTGAGAAGGTCAAGGTCCATGTGACCATGAAGAGTGGCGAACTGAATATGTTCTTCGAAGTCACTGAGTTGGAAAAAGAAGATGGTTGGATCATGATCGGTCACACCGTCATCGACTTCCCCGACAAATACCCCCAGTTCACTCTGATCCCTGAGAGCGAAGTCGCCATGATCACCGTCAGGGAGGTTCAGTCGTGAGTCGAACCTGCGTTACCGTGACCTTCCGTCAGCCTCAGGCTGGGGAGTCCACTTTCATGAAGGTCCAGAGTGCTTTGGTGGCACATGGGGCCATAGCAATCCAGCACGTCAACGTGGCCGGGGAAATGGTCACAACGATCTTCCCCCTCGACGTGGTGTGGTCGGTTGACACCTACGAACTGCCTGAAAGGGGGAACTGATGTGGGACCTGCTCTATGGGATGCTGTCCCTGTTGGGTGGCACTACCCTGTTCGTGATCTTCCTCTTCATGACTTCCTATGCAGTCTGTGGGGGAGGCTTCTGAAATGAAAGACGCCTTCTTCAACATCATCTTCGGCCTTGGGGTCTTGGGTTTCGCTGTGGTGATGCTCTTGATCATCTTGGCCCATGCCATGAGGTCCGACAAATGAACGTCTATCTCGTCTCAAGCCCTGAAGGGAAACTCACCCACCACGAAGCCTTCGAGCCTGACATAGCCTTGAGAGAGGCTGTTGGTGATGGGTTGGTTTGCCCCGGTGACGGTTATGGCTACGGCTGGACCGTCTATCAGATTCCTGTGATCACCGTCAAAGAACCTGACGAGTGGCGTTACATGGACATCGACTGAAAAAAAAAAAATAGCCCCCAGTGGAATCTCTTAGGAGAAACCATTGGGGGCTTTTTTTTCGTCTATTGGACTGATCCAATGCAAAAGGGCATGGTCAGTCTCAGGGAGGCCCAAGTCGGGCTTAGGCTACCCTAGGTCGTCAGATCGGGAGATGGGGCTGTAGACCCCCTCCCAGTGAGTCCTAGGGGCTATTTGGAGGTCAGACTGGGGCCAATGATCTTGGCAATCTTCTCACCAGATCGTCCGACGACATATCCACCCACACCGATCTGGACAAGAGTGAACAGGTCCTCGACTACGGTGATGGGCATGTTGGCCGGGACGAACCCGAACCAGTATCCACCGATCAGGATGGAGAACCAGATCATCAGGAGTGGACGCCAGTTACGCTGAAGCCAGCTTTCGCCTTGAGCCTCAGCTATGACGATGCTGGATGCAGCCTTGGCAATCTCACCATTGGCCGAGGTCATCTGAGATGCCAGTTCGTGCTTCAGGTTCAGGGCAAGGTCTTTGTCAGCCACCGACTTGTCGATGGTAGAGAAGATCGCAGGGGCCAGTTGGGACAGGATAGCAATGATGTTCATGCTTACACCCTACGGAAGAGGCCACCGAGGAACGATCCATTGGACTGATCCAAGGGAGCCTCAGAGGCACGGTTGATGAAGTCCAAGGCTTCAGCCAAGGTTCGAGCCTGACGCCGATACCAACCTCGACCATAGGTCTTCACGGTCCCGATCTGGGAATAGAAGAGGCCACGGATAGCGGCCATTTCGATCAAGGCGTCACGAGGGTCGGCCTGAGAGGCTTTGGTGAGGGTCTGAGGCCCTACCCTACCGTCTGCCGAGGCACGGATCGCCTGTTGCAGGAAGGAGGTCCCGTTGCTGATGCCGTGGTTGACAGCACAGTCGAAGGTCAGGAAGTCGAGGCCAGCCGGGAGGTCATCGGCTTTCACCTTGTCCCAGTAGTCTCGTTTGTAGATCGCCTTGGCTTGATCCAAGGTAAGGTTGCGGATGTCGAGGTCGGGATAGGCCATAGCCGATACACCATACTTGGTTCCCTTGAGTTCACCGACACCGATCTTGCCAGAAGTCCAGTTGCCCCGGTCACGTCGATCATCAGTGAACCCGCCTTCATGCCCCACAACCAGTTCGAAGGAACGGTCGTAGTTCTCTCTCATTTTGATAGTCCATCAGGGGGATACCCAAAGATGCGGACCCTCGCCCATTCGTAGATGCGGATGATACCCCATACGATAGTCAGGATCGCGGCAATCTCTGGTAGCCATTTCAAGTAAACAGCCAGCCCCGTAGAGCCAGCCGCAATGTCAACAACGTCCTGCTTGGTCACAGATCACCCCCAGTGGCGGCGTCAACGACCTTCATGGATCGTTCGACCTCATGCTCCCACCAGTTCTGACAGTGGCCGAGTTCCCCAGTGAGGACCTCGAACAGCTTGTCGATGTAGGGTTCGATCCAAAGTGCATCTCTGTGGGCACGAGCCGACAGTGTGATGTCAGCCGTGTCTCCACTCAGGACGTTCAGGAAGCGGGAAAAGACGGAGAAGACCTCTCCGAAGAAGCGTTTCACGGCCAGTATCTATCCTCTTGGTAGTCTTCAGGGATACCTTCGGGACCATCTTTCAGGTCCCAAGCGGCTTGGAAACAGGCCGATATGAAGGCGGCACCCTTGGACCAAAGTTCGATCACTTGCATTGGTGTAAGCATGTGAACCACATTGTCCTCATCACGGAATGGGGTGAGGGAACTTAGGTCCCCTTGAGCCATTCTGAGTTGAGCACCAAAGGCTAGACCCTGAAGGTTTCGTGTTGTTGTCTCATCACCGCGTATGCGGACTGTGCCGTATCCGGTGATCTGGAAGGTGGAGCCTTCGAGGACCCTTCGGTCCCTTTCGACATTCACCAGTTGATTAAGTGGCAGGGTTATGGGTTGAGGCTCCGGGATTGTTTCGAGGACCCAACGACCCCCTTCCCAGCGGGGCCTCTCATTACCTGAGAAGGTCGGAGGCTCTTCTTCAACACAACCAGCGGGGATCAAAAACACCCCGGCCTCAAGTGGGCTTTCGTCAGCTTGGACAGGTCCGAGGTAGAACCCTTGATTGTCTGTTTGATATACGATCATGCGTTACCTCAGTATTTGATACAGGCCAGAAGGGCATAGTTCCGTGAGCGGACATACTTACCCATCCGGTTCCACCCAGCAGTCCCGGCAGCGCCTCTGTTGTTGTAGCCATTGGTCCCGGTCACATCAGGTGCAGCCCCGTCATCGTCGTAGGCTGGAATGAGGTCAGCATCGTAGAACGAGTTGCCCCAACCAGCCCCCGGTTGCTGTGCAGCGCCATAAACCCGCGTTGCAGGTTGCCAAGAACCAAAGCTACGGCCTGAGTCCACACCACGACCATCGTCCCATGCTCGGATGAACTCGCCCCGAAGATCGGGCAGGTTGAAGGTAGTTGATCCATCACCAGCGCCAAATGAGGTTCCGATGGCTGAGAATAGGTCGGCATAGGTTGTCCGAGAAACGGCAGCGCCATTTGCCTTTAGCCAACCTGAGGGGGCCGCTGAAGTAGCGAAGAAGGCGATCTGACCAGCAGGTGAAGCATCAGTAATCTCAGACTCAAGGTCTGTGACATCAGAGATGGAGTGGGTGTGACTCGACGGAGCCTTTCCATTTAAGGCTGTCTGAAGGCCAGTTACGTCAGCGATGGCGTGATCGTGGTCGGCCTGAGCGAATTGAGAGGGGTTGATTGTAGCCACATATCCAGCAGCTTCAGCAGCCGAGTTGGCGGCATCCGAAGCATGACCAGCAGCAGCCGTTTCAGAGGCAGCAGAGGCCGAAGCTGCATTGGACGAATCCAAAGCAAACCCAGAGGCGGCACTGGCTGACCCAGCAGCGGCAGAGGCGTGTCCAGCAGCGGCCAACTCAGAGGTGGCAGCATTGGCTTCCGAGTCAGCGGATGCAGATGCACTGGTGGCACTCGCAGAGGCGCTGGAAGCGGCATTGGAGGCCGAAGTCGATGCAGCCGAGGCATGACCAGCAGCAGCGGCCTCAGCGGCCTGAGCGTCATCACGAGCGGCTTCAGATGCGGTCTGAGCAGCCAAGGAACCATCCCTTGCAGCTTCGGAGGCTACACGGGAGTCTTGAGAAGCTGTTGCAGAACTGGCCGAGGCTAGTGCGGAAGTCTCAGACTGAGCGGCGAAGTTGGATGCAGTCAGAGCGGACTGAGCACCGTTGTTCTCGGAAACCAATCCCGCTGCGGCAGATGCGGCGGCAGCAGATGCAGAGGCAGCAGCTTCGGCAGCAGACTCAGCACCACTGACCTCGAACTCACGAGCAGCCTCAAGGGCAGCTTCAGCAGCGTCCTTGGTCTGGTTCGAGAGGATGAACAGGTCCCGAACAATCGTCTCAATATCCCGCGTGGGGACATCGACGTTGACACCGGACAGGGAGTAGAAGGAAGTAGCCATTAGATGATACCTCCACCGTAGGGTGTGATGGCCCCTCCCCCAGACATTTCCTCTTGGTCGGACATCGTTTGGACCTCTTGGACCAGAGCGGTCAGAGTTCCTTCGAAGGTCGCCTTGCGTTCATCCACGAAGGTATCACAGGCAAACACCAGAGCGGCGTAGGTGATCAGGTCGGGGAGGACCAAGGAGTAGTCCACGATGGAGTCATCAGGTGGGGCTTGGGTGAACTCGTTGTAGTAGATCAGCTTCAACTCATCCCCCGGCTTCAGGTCCGGTTGGAAGGTGAAGCGGGCGTGTTCAACGATGAAGCCGTTCATCATGCCAAGCTGGCTGGGGACGATCCGAGGGACCGGAACCCCGTTGACGGAGATGGAGTAGAACCCGATGTAATCCGAGGGGATCATCAGGAACCCGTTCCAAGTGTCGTCTACAGTGAGTTCCAGAACCGTCTTCTGGATCGGGGTCCTCAAGAGGCGTTCAGTGCGCCGAAGACCCATACTGATGAAGGTGTTGGCCTGAGCCAGTGTGCAGTCTGTCCGGTTCAGAACGTCAAGGAAGTGAGCGCGAAGTTCGCCGTAGTTCATGAGTCCTCCTTTGGACCAGTTCAATGCAGCTTAATGATCGAACTTCTTGTCACCGGAGATGATGAACTTGTCGTAGTGTTCGATGCGCAGCTTGCGGATGATTTCGTTTGCGGGGGCGTTCCAGAGGTCGAAGCCTTCACGGAGCCATTTGTTCGCCAGAGCCTCAGGGATGGAGGCCACTTGGGTCAGACCATTCAGACGGAACTGGAAGTTCTCTTTGGCGTCTTCGAGTTCGTCCCAGAAGTCCTGACCGAGGTATTGTTCGGTGGTGATGATGTCCTGATCTTCACCAAGGATGAGGTTCTCGTTGACCTCATGGAATTGAAGTTCTCGTGTCATCTCTTTCCTGTCTCTCCAAAAGAAAGAGGCCCCAAGCGCCGGGAGAGAGAGCAGCGCAAGGGACCTCAGGTTGTCCTCCCTTAGATCAGTCCAAGGGGGGTATCAGATTACGACAGGTCGGTGATCAGACCAGTCGCCAGTTGGTTGGTGTGCTTCAGACCGAACTCACCGACCATCATCCAACGGTCAGCGTCACCAGTCTTCGCCAGCTTCTCGCGGAACCAGTTGCGGAGCACGGCCAGCTTCCAGTGCTTCGGATCATACATCAGGGCGTCCCCTGCACGGATGCGGCGGTTCTTGACCACTCGCACGGTGCCGAAGGGCGACTCATAGATGTTGATCACCTTGGTCAGCTTCTTCTCGCCGTTGTCCACTTGGACAGTGCGGCCCGAAGACTCTTGGAAGGCCGAGATGATCTTCGTGTCCGAAGGTTTCACCATCAGAACCGTGGCGTCCGAACCCTCGTTGTAGAGCAGTTCGTGGGTTTCCACGATCAGGGTTTCCGTCAGGGCGCGGGGAGTCCCACCGTTGTCCGAGGTCACGGCAGCGCCGATCTGGGCCTGAACGCCAGCGAACTCGCCAGCCGTGCCAGCAGCGCCGGGAACGTAGGTCTGACCAGTCCCGATCAGGGAGTGCTCAAGGTCCATCTTCAGCAGCTTGCCCGTCTTCATGGTTTCACGAGCCGTGATCTTGTCACGACCGTAGGTCTTCACGGCGTCCGAGGTCCCCGACACCTTGAAGGTTTCTTCGAGAATCTGGGTGCCGTTCTGGCGCATGGTCGGCTGGTCACGGTTGCTGTCAACAGCGTCCGCACCTTCCAGCTTGGCGTTCTTCGCCACAGCGCGCAGTTGGTCTTCCTGCCACTGGTAGAGCGTGTTGTGAACTTTCTCCGTCTTGATGGACGACAGGAACGGAGTGTCCGAGGGAGTGATCATCGAAATGTAGTCGGCAACGTCTTCTTTCTTACCGACCAGATCGAAAGACTTCAGGTGATCAGGCATATTTGTATCCTTCTATTATTGATCACGCATTGCAGCGAGGAAGGCTTCTGCGACATCATCAATGTCGCCAGATTCAGCAGCAGTCCTGTGCTTTGCTTTCAGCTTTGAGGTTGTGTTGTCTGTGGCTTTGTCGCCCTTCGAGACAGCCTTCTTGGGTGCCTTCGAAACTTTCTTGGTGACTTTGCCTTTAGCGGACTGGACTTCATCGAACTTCATGGCCTTGTGCATCATCAAGATTGCAGCAGGGTCCACGATTTCGTTGACCAGTTCGGCCTCCATGCCCTGAGACACGGCGTAGGTCCGAATCTTGGTGTAGAGGTCATCGTTCCAATCAGGGATCGCCTTGGTGATTTCCTTGATTGCTTGCTGGGCTTGCTCACGGAGCATCTGAGAGCGAACCTGTTGGGTCTTGGTCAGGAACTCACGTCCCTCACGTTCAAGAGCGGCCAGTTCGCTTTCGGCGTTCTCCTTGGCAGACCTGAGAGCATCGAACTCGTCAGGGTCCAGTTCTCGTGAAGCGCGGAACAGGTCCACGTCCTTGTATTTCTCAGCTTCAGCCTTCGCCTTGGTGTAGCGGTCCTGAAGAACCTGAGCGGCAAACATGCCCTGTGCTTCCACGATCCGTCTCTGGGCAGCGAGTGCCTGAGACTTCTGAGTGAGGGATGCTTCCTGACCGTAGAGTCGCTTCAGGTCCTTGACCGATACCCGATGCTCTTTTCCGTCAACGGTGATTGCGACTTCAGCATCATCTTCGGCGGTTTTCGCCGCAGGTTTGCCTTCGTCTTCATCATCATCTTCAGAATCGTCGGGGTCGTCCTCAGACTCTTCTTCGCCCTCTTCGGCGTCTTCATCTTCCTCTTCCGCCTCTGCTTCCTCTTCGTCAGCTTCGGTGGTCGGTTCATCTTCATCGTCATCCGATAGATCGTCGTCGTCGGGTTCAGACTTCATGAACGCATTGATTGCATCTTCAAGATCAGTCTCCTGATCAAACAGTTCCTCGTCCATTGGATAGAGGCTCCTTATTCAAAAATTTCGAGTTGGTCTTCATCGACATCCAAGACATCGGCTTCCGCTATGGCGATGAAGGTGTTGAAGGTGATGAGCAGTTCATCCAGAGCATGAGCCTCCATGTAGGCCCGCTCACGGGTCGCGTGATCACCGGGTTTCGAGTTGAACACCTGAGAGCGATATTGCTCCTTCAGGGCTTCCACGGCCTTGTCGAAGGATTCTGTTGAGACGATCCTTCGCAATTCCATGCCAATTCTGACAGCTTCTTCTAACTGCATTTCTCTCTCCTGAAATGGGGGGGGTGCCTCCCTTAGACTGATCCAAGGGAGGGCTTGTTTAGTTCGGGTTGAGGACAGCCCTCTGACCGGACTCGGGGACGCGCTTGGCGAGTTCCATCTCTGTCCGATCCACCCATTGCTCATGCTCGAACTCCAACGGAGCCAGTTGAGCCTGAGTGGTCTTGAGGCCAGCATCAGCCCGTGCCTTGATCAGATCGGCCTGAGCCTTCATCTGGTCTGTCTCAGCTTTCATGAGCATCGCCTTGGCCTGAGCCTTCTGATACTCAATCTGAGAGCGCATCTGTTCCATCTGAAGCTGTTCGGCTTCACTGGGTTCAGGCGGCTTCATCTGGTCTGGCGGGGTCAGCAGACTTTGGATGTCTTCGATGCCCCTCTTCTCAAGCGCACGGGTCACAACTTCGTATCGACGGGCGTAGTCGTATCCAGCGGACAGGGTTGGGTCCTGACTGAAATACATGTCGATTTCGGTCCACTTCTGGGCCTCCATCTCCTGTTCACCATAGCCCAACGTCAGTTCGATACTGGCGGCTTTCCGCTCCTTCCACATCTTCGGTTGGACCTCGACGTAGGACCCAGTGACCTCGACATACTCAGCCTCTTCGATGTAATCGACAGCGGTGTGGTAGATCAGGTGCCAGAGGTCCTTCAGGAACTTACCGAAGAGACGGGAGATGATCTTGGTCCGCTGTTGCGAAGCACTGATCAACTGTTCGACCATCCCCTGTGCGTTCTGCGTGGAGATAGCGTCCTTGTTCATCCCTTGGGACAGCTTGGAGATACCTGTGACTTCCTCTTTGTCCTCGTCAATCATCTGGATCAGATTGAAGACGAAGGGGTTCAGGGGGGCCTGAGGGATCGGTGCCAGACCGTCCATTCGACGGACGTTGACGATACCACCGAGGCGGTTCTCAAGGAGTTCGTTGGGGTTCTGGACCGTGCCAGTGAGCACTTGGAGCCGTGGGTTGTTTGTGATCATCGTGTGGTTGATGATCTGACGGATCAGGACGGTTCGTGCGTTCTGGACAGGGATCACAGACTTGGCGAAGTTCTCACCAAAGAACGTGTGTGGGATCGGGAGTGGCACAAAGGCCACGAAGGGGATGCGGCTGATCTGCTCCTTCTCAAGGATCACACCGTTGCAGTAGATGATGCGCCAGAGGCGGTTCTTACCACGGCCTTCCATGTCGAGGCGGATGTAGCACTCGTGGACCACAGCTTCCTCGACGGACTCATCATAGCCATCATCGGTCGAGATGATGTCGTCAATGGGTTCGAAGCGGAGTTGCTTCTCGTAGTCCATGTCCACGTCTTTGTGGCCGGAGAAGGTAATCTCATCGACCTTCTTGGGGTCGTAGCCTTCCTTCAACAGGTCCGACTTGGACTTGCTGACGCGGTGTATCACATACTTTGCCTTGGACAGGTCCGAGGTCCGAGAGGACACCAGAAGGTCTTCCGGCTGGACAGACTCGACACAGACGATACCCTTTTCGGTCTTGACTTCGAAGGTGCCGTTGTAAAGTCCGTTCTCCGAGATGTTCGCTTCGGTGAACTCGTAGTTCTCATACTCGCTGACCAGTGCAGTCAGTTCCTCATCGGTCAGCCCTTCGAAGTCGTATTCGTCCTCTTCGGACATCGACTTGTAGTAGACCTTGACGCACGAAAACCGCTTGGTCAGGCCATCGGTCAGTGTGTCGTAGAGGATGTTTTCGCCATCGTTCTCCTTGAAGAAAACGTGTCGGCAGTATTCGGTCGCTTGCTTGGCGTCATCAACTGTTTCGCCGTGTTCAGGACGAAAGAACACAATCCTGTGGTGGGCCATGAAGGCTTCGAGGACGGTAGACCGCATGGAGTCAACAGCATCGAACACGTCTCGACTGACGTATTTCGAGTCGCCCTTGTGCAGCGGCTTGGGGAGTTCCCCACGGAGGTATTGGTCAACCTCCATCCGCTCTTTGGCGAGTTTTCCATCGGCTAGGTGTTCAGAGTTGGAAATGGCCCTTGCAAGGATCGTGGCGATTTTGTCGTCGCTCAATGCCTTTGCCATAGTAGTTCCTAGATTGCTTCAACGTAGAAGTCAGGTGTGATTGGAATGGGTTTCCAGACCCCATCGTGAATGTGGTTGACGATTGCCAAGGACATCACGCAGTCATCGTGGTTGCCTTCGTCGGCTTCCAACTTGCCACTCTCCTTCACCACGAAGGTCAGCATCTCCTGCATCGTGGTCTTGTCGTTCAGTTCCAGTTCGTTGATCCGAAGGGAGGCCCTAAGATCGTCAATGATCAGAGGACGGGTCTTCACATCAGTCCTGAAGCCGAGGTTGGGAGTGTCCACATCGGTCATCTTATCCTCGACCACGTTCATGAAGACGTTGGGATAGTGCCAATGCTTGTAGAGAAGGTTGACCGTCAGAAGACCGTGGTTGTTGCTTTCCACCGCGATCTTTGCGTCATTGAAGAATTTGCCCAGTCGGAACAGGACCTCAGCGTAGTAGTCAGGATGCACATGACCCCGCCAGACAGCGACTTGACGCTTCTGGGAGTCTAGGACCTGAGCCACACTATAGTCCCCTCCCCTGACCCCCATCGCCACGTCAGCGCCGATGTAGTAAGTCTCGCCGGGGTCCAGATGATGATACATCAGGAGTTCCCCTTGGGGATGCTCACGCCACTCAGTGAGTTCGAGGGCTAACCTTTGGATCGGTCCAACGCACTCAGAGATACGCTTGGTCAGGAACTCAGGGTCGAACACAGGCCGACCAGTGGTCAGGAAGGCTTCGTCAGGCTCACAGGGGTATTCCTGCTTGAACAGATCGAGTCCGTTCTGGTTCACCTTCAGCCGCCGCCAGTAGACCTGTTCATCGTCAAGGCCATAGCGTTCCGCCAGTTCCGCTTCGTCAGGCGTCTTCTGGAATCCCTTGGGGGTCTTCCTCCGGTATTCCTTCTGAAGGAACCAAGGGACGAACACAGCCATGTATCCGTTCTCACCATTCACAGCCCCCTTCCACATCTCGTAGAAAGGTCCGGTCACACCGTTGGCCGTGGACTCAATGAAGACAGCCGTGCCATCAGTCTCAGGGATCGACTGAAGCAGACCATTCAAGTTCTCACGGGCGATGCTTTCCTTCCAGAAGGCCAACTCGGACAGGTGGGCGTGGGTGATCGTTTCACCACGAGCGATGCCATCACCGCCAGCCGTTGCCACCATGTAGGATGAGTCCAGCTTGTCGAACACCAGTTCCTTCCGAGAAGAGTAGCTGGTGCTGGGCCTGAGGATTTCTGGGACGTTCTCATGATACCGCTTGGTCATGTTGAACAGAGCGGTGGTCGAGTCCGACTTGTGTGTCACCACGATAGCCTTCTTGGCCTGTGACTGGGAAACCTTGTGGTAGAGCCAGCCACCAACGTAGGTGGACATCCCTTGCTGACGACCTTTCAGGATGATGATCCTGACCCTGCCCATCTCTGCCATCTGCTTTTCGATAGCGGCTTCAAGGATGCGTTGGGCGTCATTCAGGACGAACGGTTCGATTTGAGCGGCCTTGGTTCTGATCTTCAGAGCCTTGGCCGAGTAGTAGGGAAATTCTTCTTTGAGTCTGAGGCGAACCTTTTTCATCGCCTCAAGTTCAGCCATTGGGTTCGTAATCCTCCCAGTCGTCGCCAATCTCAGCAGCCATCGCTTCGAACTCAGCCGAGGCGAAGCTGGACAGGGCTGTCACTTCTTCGATCTTCTTCAGGCGGCGCTTCTCGTATTCCGGCCCCATGCCCTTCTCGACAGGCTGTTTGGGCTGTTCGATCACGACCTCTTGGTATTCCTCCTTGGCGAGTTCCAGCAGCCAGTCCTCAGGTTTCATATGAGTTGTCGTGGCGTGGCTGATCGTCGGAGCCTTAGAGTGGGTGTAGTTGGCGAGTTCCTTCAGGGCAGCTACCTGCTCCTTGGGGCTTAGAACGCCAGACCGGACGAGACACTCCATCATCCAGAGAGGGTTAATCTCAAGTCCGGTCCTGTCCCGAACATCGTCGGGAAGGAATTTGTAGTTCGATGGATCAACCATCTTTGTCGCTTCATTCATGCGATGCGCTACCTCTTGCTGGGTCATACCCTGTTTCCACTTCCGGTTCTTTCGTGTGGTCACGAAGTTCTGGATGCGGCGTTGCAGTAGGGCGTCTTCGGGGGACAGCCGCCACGTCAGATCACGAGGGCGATCTTCTGGGGTGGTCCCAAATTTCTCACAGGCCATCCGCTCAATGTCCTCATCAGTGACATGCGGATACTCGAACCACTCGGTCAGGAGTCGGCCTGTATTCAGACACATTTCTGGATCAATCGGGGATGCCATGTTCTCTCCATAGGTGGTCCCCTCCCTTAGACTGATCCAAGGGAAGGGATGTTGTTTTACGACAGTGCAGTCGGGATTTGCTTCGGATCGACCTTCTGGACACCTTGGCGACCCATGATGAACTGGATCAGTTCAGGATCACCGAGGGCTTGGATCGGGATTTGGTTGGCCTCCAAGATGCTGAGGAAGATGTTGTAGTCTTCCGCACCAAGTTCCTGCATCACCTGAACCCAAGTCTCCTGAGTCCTCTGAGCATCCTTGGGGTGAATACCGTAGGAGTCGTGGATCGGGTTGAAGGTGTTCAGAGGCTCTTGCTCCTGAAGACGCTTGTGAGTCTCACGCAAGGCCCAAGCATCGTTCTGGTGCGTCATGAACGCGGCCAGACCTCGACCTGCCATCTTTGTGTCGGTTCCACGGACACCTAGAGGCACCACGTTACCGTCACCGAGGGCAATTTCAGCCTTCTCGAAGATGGGGTTCTGCTTGAAGCTGTATTCCAGCATCATGCCATCCTTGGTCGGAACCTTGACCGTCTCTCGACCAGCAGCCTTCACAATGTCCGATACCTTCTGAGCGAAGTTCAGGTATTGCCTCATGCCGGGGAACTGGACGTTCATCTGCTTGATCAACTCTTGGTTCATCCGAGCATAGAAGTAGTTCTCGTAGGCCGAGCGGACTGCATCAGCCCTGCTACCGAACTTGGTCCCGTTCGAGACGAACTTTCCGGTCAGACCATCAGCAACTTCGATGACGAACTTGTCACCACTGGGGACGATCCGCTTGCGCTTCATCGGGGGCTTCGAAGGCTCACCATCAGCGTCAAAGTGCGGGGTCACAAACAGATGCCCATCTTGGGAATCCATCTCAGAGATGATGTTCTCAGGGACCGGGATCAGACCGTTTTCCTCGACACCGAAGATCGGGACATCCTTGCCAGCAATCTCGGACAGGGCGTCCTTGAAAGCCTTCTTGCGGGAATTGAAAGCAGCAGCGTAGAGATACGTCCCTACAGGCTTCTTGAAGATTTTCCGCAGCACGGACCCCGGCAGATCAAGGTCAGACAGTTCGGGGATTTCCATTGTGGCGGGTCCCGCAACCTGCATGTAGATGTCACCACCTTGACGCATATCAGGATCACCAGAGGCACCCTCAGGAGGGAGCATACCAGTGGACTGAAGAACGTCAGTGTAGCCCATCACCATACCAGCGATCTGATAGGCGTTGTTCGAGGCGTCCAACTGGACGATGAAGTCTGTCTCGTAGTTCTGAGCCAGATCGGCACGAACCTCAGGGTCCTGAAGCAGTTCCTTGGGTTTCAGCTTGCTCTTGTCTTTGTGACGTTCCCTTGCCCAGTCCACCATGCTCTTGACTTCATGGGCGGCGTTCAGGGCTTGGAAGAACCCTTCCGAACCTTTGACCAGCTTCCCTACGGAAGTCAGGTTGCCACTCTTGTCCTCAAGACGGAGACGACCAAAGGGGTCTTCAGCCAGCTTGATCAGGTCATCGACCATCGTGCCTTCGAAGATAGCCATACGGCGTTCAGCAGGAGGCTTCTTGTCGAAACCAAGGAGGTTTCCGAGGCCGTGGAACACATAGTTCAATCCAGCTTCACCACCCAGCTTGTCCTTCTGTGCAGAGCGCATCAGACCCTTCATGATGTCACCAGCCTGAGAGTGTGCCAGCCCGTTACGGCTGTAGACACGCAGGTTGGCACCAGCCATCCACTCCTGACGGATCAGGGTGTTTCCGGCTTCACGGGTTTGGAACAGGAGTTGGGCCACGGTTCTGACGTTGGAGTCATCACGCTTTCCATCCTTGTCCTTTGGTCTGAGGATGTCGCCAATCGGTCCCAGCTTCGTCGCGTTCACACCGGACAGACCCTTTTCGATCTGGTCCAGCATCTTAGGATGGATCGAATGGTAGGTCTGACGCATGGCGTTCAGGAAGTTGAAGATCGGGCGGAAGGCCGGGGTCACTCGGTCACGGGGGATGTCCTTCAGAGCACGGAAGTCACCATCTTCAGTGACGTTGTGTCCATACTCGACATCAGGCCCACTCTGAGGAACCATCTTGCCGACTTGCTTGACTGCCTTGGCGATCTGAAGCCGTTCATAGAACTCAGGGTCCAATCCATCCGACTTGGTGGCGTTGGGATTGTGGAACTGAAGGTCCACCACCATCAGGGGCTTGGAGGGATCGGTTGGGTCCTTGATGAACTTGCCATCATACTTGAGACGGGCGTTGTTCCGAACCATTCGGCGCTTCAGCATACCCTTGTCTTCCATCGCGTTCAGAGCGTTGTTCACGATCTGGGCGGCTTGGGGGCCGGGGATGGAGTAGAGTTCCGCATAGGCGTCAGAGAGCATATTCACTGTCACACGGTCGGTCGCCATGTCATAGATCAAGGCTTCGACACGGTGCTCAGGACTCTTCGTCAGTCCTTGCCTGTGGGCTTCCAGCTTCTCGACATCATTCGAAGCACGGTCGATGGACTCGTAGATGTCTTCGATCCGCTCTTCGACCATCTGGGCCAGACCAGTCCGACCTTTGGCAGCTTTGGGCTTCTTGACCTCGACAATGCTGGGTTCACCCTTGGTCCGCTTCTTGCGGGCTGGGGTTTCAGCCTTGCGAACTTCAGTGGCCGGGGATTCCGGTTCAGGCCCTTTGGGGTCCTTTGGATTTGATCCAACAGAGACACCACCTTCGCCATCGTCACGGGGCTTACGCAGCTTGCGAAGCGCCCTTTCTGCCGTTGTCTCAGCAGGACGGTCGGCAGCGGGCCTTTGATTGTCATTGGCGGCTTTCCGAGTCCGCACCTTTCGGGGCTTCTTGGCTTCCTTCAGCTTCTCATCGAAGGCTTTCTCTTTTTCGGCCTGAACCGGATCGGCTTCACGCTCAATGGCGTAATCGTTGCCCGCCGCAGCGAGGGGGATGAACTTCGTGCGCCAAGCCTCCACAACAGCCCTCTGCCCTCTCTTCGGGAAGATCAGAGGCAGCATCTCATCTACCAACTTGAAGCGGTCGGCACGAGTCATTGCGGGGCTATTGATGGACTCAGCGAGGTCCATGATCATCTGAAGCTGGGTAGAGTCCAGACTGGGGGTTGCGGCTTCGATGTCAGTCAGAAGGTTCTTGTATCGGCGGTCGCCTTCGATTGCTCTCTGCTTCCGGCGACTTGAGGTCAGCCCTTTGTCAGCAGCTTGGAATTTCTTGAGCACCTGATCAGGTTCGGGACCAATCTTCAGCTTACCCTTCCGGTCGAACTGAGGCTGATACTCAGGATTGATCCGTTGACGGACAGCCTCTTGCAGAGCGATGATGTCGTTCTTCTTCATCGTGCGGGAGAACCCACCAATGTCTTCAGCATACATCTGAGCAGCACCCTGAGGGGCCAGACCTTCACGCTCAAGCTGTTCCAGAGCATCTACAACCTCATCACCAGCCTTGCCAATGCGGGCTTCCCAGAGACGGTCCCCTTGCAGCATCGGGTCATCGTTCTGAGGAACCTTACCCGTCTCGAAGATGGAGGATCGGTTCGAGGCTTCCAGACGGTAGCGACGAGCGAGTTCTTCAGGAGAGACTTGAGTGCTTCCTTGGGATTGGGTCTTTGGTTGGCCGGGAGACTTCTGACCTCTGGCCGCAGCAGCACCTTGGGCAGTCTGAAGTTTCAGGTTGGCCTTGGCTACCTGATCAGCCAGCTTCAGCTTGGCGAGGGTATCACGAGAGGTTTCCCCTTGGATCGGTCCAACGGACTTCTGTTGAGCCTTGGCCGAGTCCACGAAACGCTTCACGCGGGAACGGTTGTTGGTCAGTCTGTCGATCTGACGTGCAACACGGTTGACAGCGATCAGGGTCCCAGCGGTCCCGATGGAACCAGAGGCGGCAACAGCGATACCTCCGAGAGAGGTAGTGCTGCGGGGATCGGTTATGTCAAAGCGGCTGGTCTTGGCCGAGAGGCCCCCCATGTCACCTTTGTCACCCTTGGTGAACCTCTGGATCGTGTTGATCTGGTTCGAGAGAGACTTGAGCCGTTCAACGTCAGCATCAGAATATCCAGACGACTTGAGGGCTTCATAAGCCATCTTCACGTCTTGCTGGAAACTCTCAGGCGACGAGGAAGACTGCGTTTGGGTTGTCTTCACCAGAGCGTTCAGAGCGACCTCAGCATCTCGACTGCCTTGGTATTTTGCCAGCTTGCGGAGGTCGCTTGCGATCACCCCTACTTCAGCACGAATACCACGAAGGGCAGCGTTGGCAGCAGCTTTGGCCGAGCCTGTGTCTGTGTCATTCACATTGGCGAGGACAGCCATGTCACCATCAGCGGCCTTCAGGAGGCGGTCGGCAGCACGGATGTCGTCTTCGGACATCTCACCACGGTCAATGCGGCTGAAGAAGTCCCCAGCGTTCTCTGGGGTCATGGCGTCAGTGGCACGGATAGCCCCATCAACGGTGACAGCAGAGCCAGCACCGAGCAAACCTTCACCGACAACCATCTTGGGATCGACTTGCCAGCCTTCTTCAGTTCCGATGGAGCCACCAGTCTGTTGGATAACGGACTGACCACTTTCGGTCACGCCTTCAACGACAGCCCGACGACCGATACCGGAGACACCGGGAGTCAGGGCGTTAAGGGCACCAGAGGCGGCGGCAGTTGCGGCACCAGCGGCAATGTCACCACCAGTGACCTCAGTGCGGCCATCGTTCTCAGCCCGTTCTTTGGCGGTCGGTCCAAGGACCTGAAGCACTTCAGGGGCAGCGGCACCTACGAGGCCACCGAGGACGCCACCAACGGCGGCACCTTTGGGACCAAGGAACCCACCAGCTTTGGCACCGATTTTGGCACCAGCCCAGCCAGAGGCTAGAGTTGCCCCGAACTGGGGCGCTTGTTCAGCTACAGCACCGGGAGCGGCGTTCAGGTCGAAGCCTTCTTCTCCCGGTTTCAGGAATTTCTCAGTATAGGTTTTGTAACCCTCAGGGCGGTCAGTCAGCCCTCGGAGCCAGCCCTCAGCCCCTTCGAAGCCAAGAACCTCAGCCGTATCAGCCACAGATTCAAGCGGACCATCGACAGCGGCCTCAGCCTTATCCCAGAAGGAGGGTTCTTTTTGTGATTGCTGGGCCGAGGACTGGAGGCGGCGGTATTCCGCCCCCAGCTTACGGACCATCTCTTCATTACCCTCTTGGTGGGCGATCTTGATCCCAGCCTCAAGGCGTTTCAGTTGGTCACTCATGTATTTTCCTTAGATACCTCGTTGTCTCAGGTATTCTTCAACTTCAGGATCACCCTGAGTCTGGCCTCCATTGGACGAATCCAAAGCGCCGCCACCGGACGGTGCAGGACCCTGCCAGTAGCCACCGGGGAGGTCATAGGTCCCCTCAAGGACACCAGCGAGATACGGGGATGCGGCACCAGTCGTCCCGATGAAGCGATAGAGTTCACGCTGCATCAGTCGGCGTTTCTGTTCCACGTCCTGAGGATCGTCGCCGGGGGCCGGAAGGAAGGCACCAGCGTAGTCGGCAATCTCAGCGCCAGTGTAGGCAGCACCCGTATCAGCACGGAGGATCGACTGAAGGAACGCACGAGCCGTGTTGGCAGCAGCGCCGGATAGACCAGAGTTACCAATGATGGTGTTCAGGACAGCCCCAGTCACACGACCATTGGCATTGTTCGCGGCCCATGTCTCAAGACCAGTCCGAAGGGCCGTGACTTGCTCCGGTCCCATAGTGGTCCAGATGTTGTCGAGGTCCTTGAAGGCCCCGATTGCACGGATTGCGTAACCGTAGTTCTTCTCTTGGGACTCACGCTGGAATGTGAACGAAGGGACACCCTCACCGGACACGAAGTCGGCATTGGGGATACCACCAGCACCCATCGTGACGTTCTGTTGATCAGAGCGGCTACCGATGCGGACATCTCGGAGTCGGGTTGTTGCAGGGACAGGAGTTCCATCCTCACCTGTGATGTGAGGGACACCATTGATCATCGTGCCAGCCAGAACCACTTCCTGACCTGTCTCAAGGTCACGGCCCACCACGTTCATTGGGAGGTTGTAGGCTCGGTCGGAGGATTGGCTTAGGCGGGCTTCCTGCATGGCGAGTTGTTGTTGACGGAACTGGTTGTCCCGGTCGTTCTGATTCACACCCATGACGTTCTTGGCAGCGTTCCCGATACCAGAAGCCCAGTCATCGCCAGAAAGCAGACCAGCGCCGATTGCCAGCCAGCGGTCATCCCGTTGGTCAGCAGTCATCTGATCCCAGCCTAGCCAGCGGGAGATTGCACCCCCACCCTCAGCGTTGCCGAGGCCAAAGAAGTCCTTGAAGGAACCACGAGGCTCGAACTCTTCAGGTGCTTGGGTCGAGGGTCCACGAGACGATGCGATAGCGTCTGTGCCTACCTGACCAGCAGTCACACCACCACCAGCCAAAGCTGGCATGGGGTTGTCCAGTGCATAGGCTTCTTCAGGAGAGATACCTATGGACTCAATCGGGGCCTGATCATCCCGAAGACCCTGACGTTCAAGGTCAGCGAGGACTTCAGGGAACGGCTTCTGTCCGGTCGCCAGAGACGTGACCGAGACAGGCTCAGGTCCAGCCACAGGGAACTGGGTGATTGCGTTGGGGTTGGCTTGAGCCAGAGCACCCTGAGTGGACAGCATGACGGGGTTGATACCGATGCCATCCCCATCCTCAGGACCACGGCCACCAGACAGAGCGCCGGGACCTTCGGCCATGCTTTGTTCGATCTTGGTGATGTAGTTGCGGGTTTCCTCAGGGAGGCTGTTCAGGTTGCCATCCCATTTGTCAGCGTTCCCGGCCCCCCAGTTGTAAGCAGCCAGAGCACGTCGATGATCACCGTTGTAGCGGTTGAGCATCTTGGACATATATTCCGAACTGAACCTGAGGTTCTCATTGGGGTCCCAAGGGTCGGACAAAGGTGACACACCGAACCCCGGCTGTCGGGCCGTATCAGGCATAACCTGACCGAGGCCCTGAGCGCCCACTGGGCTGACTGCCTTCGGGTTCCAGTTGCTTTCGGCCTTGATCTGAGCCGTGAAAAGCCGAGGGTCCAGACCGTTCTTCTTGGCGTATTCCATCGCCAGAGTTCTGTAATCCATGAAGCCTCCTTAGCCTTTCTTCAGACCAGCAGCAGCCGTGACACCGCCAACAACCTGTTGGAAGATGGACGGGGATTGGGTGACTTGAGACTGGTAGCCAGATTGACCGAAGTTGCCTCCGACGATGCCCATGTATTTCTGGATCAGGTCGAGGTCAGACTGAGACATCTCACGCTGGCCGTTGATTTCGTTCTGGGCTTGCTGTTGGAACACTGAGCCAGCACCGAGAGCATCGCTGTAGCCAGCCCGCTGGGTATCCCATCCTTGGGTCATCAGGTCGTAGCCAGTTCGGCCTACGTCTCCGAGGGCATTGTTGGCCGCAAGGCGTTCCGAGGCGACACGAGCGTCAACATCGTTAGCCAAACCCATACCTTGATTGAAGGCGTCACCACGAATCTGAGAGGATACGGCAGCAACACGATCAGCAGCAGCGTTCTGGTTCAGGGAGTCGAGGACCCCTGCCCTTGTCGAATTGATGTTGCCTGTGCCGGAGGCATTGGAGTTCACGTCAGCAGATTGCAGAGAGAGCATCTGGTTGGCGTCACGGGCCACGGCGTCGATCTGACCTTGGATATAGGGGTTATCCGCCATCTGCATCCCTTGGTCGCGGATCATGGAGGTCCGGTCGGCAGTCGAGGTCCCGAACATCTGTTGGGCGTTCTGGGCGTATTGACCGAGGGCACCAGCGAGGTCGCCACCAGCGGCCACCATCTGACCACCGATACTCTGAGCGGTCCCTGTGCCAGTATTGAACAGACCATTGGCAGCGGTGGTCTGCATGTCGTTCATGTCAGCCGTGTAGTCGGTGATCCCGGCGTTCATGCCGAGGGCTTTGTCGAGGGCTGTCTGGGCTTGGCTGAAGCCGCCCTTCAGGTAATCTTGTTGGGGTTCCCAAGGATTTGACTCGAAAGGAGCCTGTGTCACCTTGGTTTTGGATTTGAATAAGCTACCCATGTGTTCTCCTTTGGATCAATCCAAGGGAGGGTAGAGATACATCTCTGCCTTCTCGCCATCTGGGGTCCATCGGTAGTGATGGAATACCCCTCCGGTATCTTGGATGAACTTGCGTTTCTGGGGGTCATGGGTCGGGGTTTGGAAGGCCCACAGCGGCAAGGCTATTGATCGTCGGATCAGAGCCATCGCCTCTAGGAAACGCTTCCTCACCCCTTTGGACCACATGACATAGACATCAGCGTGAAGGATCACACCGAACCAAAGGAACTCCCCCCGTATCTCGAACTCACTGGTTCGGATCAAAGGGACATCACTCATGGCAGGGTCTTCAGGTAGTCCTGAATTTCCTTCGTCGCTCGTTGGAGTTGTTGAATTGCAACCGAGATGTTCCTCAGTTCCCGCTCAAGATAGCCCCGGTCATTGCCGAGGATCGGAGGGGGACTGGGGACATACGGTTCGGGGTTGTTCGAGTTCTCGAATGGCATGTTACCTCTTTGAGATTAGGAGGACATCTGCATCGAAACCGCCAAATGACACATCGACACCCACGGGGAACTCAAGTCTCATGGAGAGGTATCGACCGTTGATCCGAGTGTCATACTTCGGGAACCCCCAGATCGGGAGTTCGAGCATCTGAAGCCACTGGACTGGGGCGTTCACGTCCGAGGACTGACCGAACTGGATTCGGATCGTCGCCTGTTCGTTGGAGGTCTTGAACTGAGGCACGATGCTTCGGATCATCTTTCGCCCATAGAGCGGCAGTCCGAGTTCATCCATGTCCTTGCCTAGGAACAGACCATAGGCGGGCCAGAGCACTTCCTCAACCACAGCGTTGGGCAGGAAGCCTCCTTCCAGATCGTCCAAGAAGAACGACTGAGCCGGGAAGGTATCGTGACCAGACGAAGCGAGGATCAGAGAAGGCGGACGTTGACCGTCATAGGATACCCAAGAGCCGATCTCACCAGACCATGTGAGCATGTCCTCCCAAGGGGCGGTCTTCACGTTGGACGAGTAAGTAGAGCCAACCACCTGAGGCATGTCCACGAAGGTCCATGTGTTTGCTCGGTAGTTGAAGATTGCAGCTTGGTTACAGCCTGATGTCTGGGACACTGTGAGTGCGTTTGAGCCTTCCACACTGGGATAGCAGAACCCAATCTCACCCTTTGACCTGTCATGGAACACGAAACAGCGGTCCTTGAGGTTGAAGTCCAGGGATTTGAAGACCCCTTCGTAGACACGTCCGGTTGCAATGGACACCTTGCTGAAGCCATCGTGCATGATGATGTCGTTCTCGGAGAAGACGTAATGCTTCCCATCGACCTCGACCGCACAGTTCGGAGCAATCATCCCTACGTCATCGAAGACCTTCTGGAACCGGAAGACGAAGGGCGCACCAATGAAGTCCATACGGAAGGTCTGGGTCTTGCCATAGATCATGAACACGTCAGCCAAGGCTAGACCATCGACCAGAGAGTCTCGACAGTCGTTCAGAATGTTCTCACCTGAGAGAGACGCAAGGTTGGTCGGGTCCCAGTTGGCGGGTGGTGCGCCAGCTTGAGCGGCATCAGACCACTTCACCATCACTGGATATTCCTCAACACCTTTGGAGACATTGATCGCAATCAGGAAGTCCTTGAAGGACCTGAGTGACTTGGTGTGCCACCCTGAGTCCCATGCAGGGATTGGAGAGAAGGCACCATCGGTAGGCTCAAGGCGGTAGACGGGGACATCTTCAATTCGGTTGGAATAGGTCACACCACCAAGGAATGTAGTGGTGATTTGCTCGGTTCCCGTCACCAAAGACCCAGACGGTGTGACATCAGTTGTCACCCCAGAGGTCCTCTGCTCCATCGAACCGTCACTAAAGACCGTGATGAGGAACCCTGCCCCTTCTGGCCCACCACCTTCGAACACTCCTACAGGGGTTTTACCGTAGCTGTAGTCAGCTTCAAACTGCTTGAAGACGGAGTAGCGGGATACCGCCCCATCAGAGAAGCGGAGGTTCTTGGCCTCTTGCCAAGCATTGAATGGGATGTCGTGGGCTTCGAGGTCAGTTATGACCCCAACCTCGCCCACCCCCCGATACGGAACGGTGGGCATATGTGTCAGCCTTTCATGATGAGAGCCAGAGCGTAGAAGGGAGGAAGGTTCTCGTGAGCCTCACCACCACCGACTTCAGCAGTCGTGCCAGAGAAGTTGTGGGTGTGGGCACCAGCCGAGTTGATGGTGTGCGTGTGCTCACCAGCAGGGTTTGTGACGTGAGGGGCAACGACTGGGTTGTCGTTCAACAGACCAAAGCGGGCGTTCCTCGGAGTAACCGGAGACGATGTGCTGTGGTCAGACCGAATGTTGTGCGTGTGAGCACCAGCACTGTTCATCGTGTGGGAGTGAGCACCGGAGGATACCGTGGTCCCTTCAAAGGTGTGGGCGTGGTTTGGCATCTGAGCCGATGTCAGAGTGACCTCAGCAGCACCCCCAGTGTCGCCGGGGTTGTATTCTCCACCAGCACCCATGATGAACATATCACGAAGGTCTGGGGTTCCATTCTGACCATCACACAGGAACCAACCTGATGGAATCTCAGCGATGGTCCCAGACCACATGATGATCCCACGGCGAGGCACAATGCCTCCATAGCCAACTTGGTTCAGAGTGGAGAGAAGGTTCATCTGGGCTTGGGTCGGAGTGACAGCGCCAGTGATGTTCGGGAAGGTGGCCTTGAGAGCGGCCTTGATCAGTCGGATGTGATCGTCACCTTGGCGGATCGGATCGTTGGTCGTCGGGTTGGACTCGACTAGCTGATGGATATGCGTGGCACTTTCGAGGGCCATAGGTTGCCTCCTTTGGACTGATCCAAAGGGGCACCCCTTCGGTCAGCTTAGGTTTCTTGTTCGGGATATGCGTAGGTGCCTTCGTCAACCCACTGGGCGAACCAAGAGTCGAAGTCGAAGTTACCGAGGCGCTGGGCGTAGAATTGTTCCCTCAGTTGATCGAAGGTGATTTCACCGACCTCGAAGTCCATCACGGACTCGACAAGGTGGTCGATCAGGAACGTCTCAGGAAGGGTGCTTGAGGGAGCATAGGGGGAACCTGAGAGGGCTTGGGATAGCAGGTCAGGGAGTCCTGAAACTGGGGCTGTGGTCATGGGTCGTCTCCTTTGGGTCCACAAATTTCAAATCAATAATAATAATAACAATAATAACCCCGTTTTTTGAAGTCACTTTCGCCAACCCCCGACCCCTTCTGATATGCCTAAAAATCGGCCTGTAATACACATTCAAGATGTATGGAGTTGGTAGGAAAGTCCTTTGTTTTCAAGGGGTTAGCTGATCATTCCTGTGTTGTGTGTCATTAGTGTGCATATGACCTAACGAATGGTCCACATATAGCACCAACGCAAGGTGACGGGATAGGGCCTAAGTGGAAGTAATGCCCTGCGAAACTTGGGCCTGTTACACTATTACATCCTTTTAACGCAACACGCTGTCATAGGAGAAATGAGCCATGCGTAAACAAGTGAAACTGACGTTCAACATGGGTGCTAAGGCACTGTCTGACGTGTTCAAAGAAGACGTAATCAAGGCCGCTTGCACCTGTTCTGGCGGGTGCTTTGTGGTCAATGGCACTGGCTACTGGGTGGAAGGTGAAACCCATGCCAAGCGGTTCAAAGGTGAACCTCAAGCTGAGGATGCGCTGGTCATTGAACTGACCTGTGAGGCCGACAAGGTGGAAGGCGTATATGCCGACATGCAAGCGGAAATCGCTCATGCCGCCGCGTTCTGGTTCCAAGAGATTGACTGGGTGCATGTTACCCAAGTCGAGATGATCGGTCGGCACTTCTCTGTTGCTGCACTGAATAACGCTGTCGCCGCTGAGTGACGGAATAGGCCCTAGGTGAAAGCCTAGGGTTTTCCCTTAGACCAAATCCAAAGGAGAAAAGAGCCATGACTAAGAAAGAACGAAAGAAGAAAATCCAAGCCCTGCTGAAAGAGGCTTACACCCTGATGTGGGAAGGAATGAAGGAGGACGAAAAGATTTATCTGAAGTGGAGAACTCCGCTTGAGATGCTTTCAAGCCTCTACTCTCATGCTTTCCGCTCTGACATCTGGGAGGACATCTAATGCGCCGCTATATCGTGGATGACTCTGGGGTCATCATCTTCATCTAAATCACTGGCGGGAATCCATCGGGTTCCTGCCTCTATAAATGAGGCCACTTATTGAGACTATGCCTAGTCGGCAAGCCTTCTGGCCTTTCCATTAGACTCAATCCAAAGGAGCAACTACCATGAACGCACAAGCCAACCTGAACCTGATCGAAGATGTCAAAGCAGGAGTGAATGAGATGATCGACGCAACCACCGCACCAGCACCCAAGAAGGCCAAGCGCCCTGCGAAGCCTGTGAAGGCTGAGAAGCCCAAGGCCGCTGAGGCTGAGGCCGCAAAGCCTGTCCGCAACGCCAAGCCCGCAAAGCCTGAGCCTGTCCTGTTCAAGGGTTTCGCTCTGGCCGATGGCGCAAGCCCTGAGGCCGTGGAAACCGCTGCGAAGAAGGCCCAAGAGGCTCTGGACGCAATCAAAGGCTCTGAGGCCGGACTGGTGGGTCACTACATGACCTTAGGCCAGTTCCAGTCTGAAGCCGCGCCTCTGTTCAAGTCCACGAAACTCTATGGTGAGTTCCTGAAGGCTGAATTGCCCGCGTCACAGGCTCTTGACCCTGCCCTGCGTTCCAACTGCAAATGGCTCTTCGAAGCCCTGAACGCTGAAGGCCATGAGGCCAGCGACCTGTTGACCGTTCTGGGCGTCAACCGGATAGAGGACTTCAAGTCTGGCAACCCCACGGTGATCCGGCGTGAATACAAGGCCGCAAAGGCTGAAGCCGACAAGGCCGCAGCACTGAAGGCCAAAGCTGAGGCTGAGGGGGTTGACGTTTCTGAGGCTGAGAAGCTGATGAAAGAAGAGGCTGAGGCCCAAGCCAAGAAGGACCAAGCCGCCGCCAAGCGGAAACTGACCTCTCTTGAGAAGAAGGTGAAAGCCTTCCTCATGCAGCACGGCGACAACGAAGAGATGGCAACGGAAGCCTCTGACCTGATCCGTGGCCTGATCGAAGCCAACCCCAAGGAACAGATTGCATATCTGGAATCCATCGTCGGCTGAGGTCCAACCCTAGCCTATCCCTAGTCCCCCTTGTGGGGGCTGGGGTTTTTTATCTGGGTTGCTGCTACACAGTCCCTATCGGTTGCTGCCTCTATAAATGAGGCCGCTTATTGAGACTATTCTAAGCCTCACCCTAGATCACCCTAGATCACCCCTGACCCTGCCCCTTTATGGCTATCTGCTATAGGGAAACCGCGAGGACATGAGCAAGGAACCTAAGCCTAACCTAAGATCACCCAAGATCACCCAAGATCACTGAGGGCATGGGGGGGGTATAGTTTAGCCTGAGCCTTCAGTCTTGAGGCCGCTTATTGAGACTGGTCAGAATGATTGACCTATATTAGGTGCATCGCAGGAGAGGCCCTGAGAGGCCCCTAGGAAGCCCATGAGCCTGTCAGGCTATGGATGCACCCAAGATCGCCCTAAGAGCCTGTAGACCCTGCCCTGTTGCCTCTGGTGACGGGATAGCCCCTACACGGTAGTCGTTACCACTTCCTACACGGTCCCTTGCTTGACAGTATGGACCTGCGAAACTATCAACCGCGCAATGCGCGCCCATTAGACCAAATCCAAAGGAGAAATGAGCCATGACACGCAAGCACTATGTAATGATCGCCCAAGCCTTCGCTGATGCTGGGCTGATGACCGAACTGCAAGAAGCTGGTTCTGTGATTATTGAGTGTCAACACGAAGGTATCCGTCATGCCGCTGAATATGTTGCCTCTGCCCTGTCGCGGGACAATCCAAGGTTCGACCGTGGTCGCTTCCTGAAAGCCTGTGAACTGAGGGCTGAGGCATGACCCTGATCGGTTTCGTTGACTACCTGCAAGATCAATCCCTGACCGCTCTGGCCGTGGCTTTCATCGCTACCGCTGGGGCTTGGCTCTATGCCGAATGGAGTGACAGCCAATGACCCCTGAAGAACTGCAAGCCTATGCTGATCAACACCTGAAGAACTTCGAAGTCCTCTTCAGGGAAGCCCAGAACGCTATGCGGCAAGTCTGGGTCTTGGCCCCTTGTGACTCTGACCGAGAGGCTGGGGCGAAGTCCGTCCTGAACAAGATGGAGAACGTCCAGAAGGCTTTC